ACGAGGTTTTCTACGGTACGAGTTGAATCTGCTTTAAATGTAGCAGAAGTAGAGTCATAGTAAATAACAGAATTATTTACTTTGCTGGAATCATTCAATCCAGTATTGGTACTACTGAACTGTGGGCCTTGTGGCCCTTGAGTCGCAACAGTTATAACAGTTGCATCTCCTTCATTAACAGTAACCGTATTTTTACTGGTTGTGACGTTAACAGAAGTCATGGTGTTGTATAACCCTCTGACATAGTTATAACACCTTCAAGGTAGTACTCTCGCAATCCGTTTGAGTCTTCAAGCATAACATCGTAAGAAAGTGTATTAGTTTCAAAAGTAGCAGTTTGAACATCAGTTAAAGCGATGTCTACAATACCGTTAACTCTATT